AGCTCACCTTCAAGCGCGGCTCCACGACGACGGAGGACCAGCCGTACACCACGCTGGTGTACGGGGCGGTCGGCTACATCGTGGTGCGCCGCGGCGTCGCCTACGCCACCACGTTCACCACCGGCGACAAGGTAGAGGTGTACCCGGTTGCGGCGGGCGAGCCGCAGAACATCGCCCCCGCCGCGAACGAAGTGAGCAAGTTCATGGCCCCGCTGAAGGTGACCAGCGACCCGGCGACCCACGCGGTCGTCGCCTGATGCCGGACATCTCCGAGCTGCTGGCCGGAGCGTCGCCCCGCGAGATCACCGTGCCGGTGTGTCTCGCGGGCGACGTCGCCGGCGAGCTGGAGAACCTCGAGGCGGAGCTCGGGCAGTTGGGGGAGTGGAAGCCCACCTCGCTGGGTGAGGTGAACCCGGCCTACGAACTGCAGGAGCGTCTCGAGCAGGCCCGGCAGCGGGCGCGCGAGGCGTCGGTGGAATTCCGGTTCCGGGCGCTGGGCCACCGCGGCTACAGCAACCTGATCGCCGCCCACCCCGCGCCTGAGGGCTCCAAGGAGCCGTACGACGCGGGTACGTTCCTGCCCGCGCTGCTGTCCGTGTGCTGCGTCGAGCCGTCACTGACGCCCGTGCAGGTGGACCGGCTGCTGGATGTCGTCAACGACGGCACCGCCAGGACGCTGTTCGCGGCCGCGCTGGCGGTGAACGAGGAACCCTCGCCCGTCCCTTTCTCGTAGCCCGCCTGCGGGATCCGCGGCTGCCCTACCGGCGGGAGATCGAGGCGGCCCGGGCGTGGGGCATTCCGCGCAGCATTCTTCTCGGCCGGCCCCAGCCCGCCCCCGGGGAGCCGTTGTGGCTGCCGGAGGACCGCTGGTGGGCGATGGCCCTGATGGAAGCCGAGTCCGGGCTGTGCGGGGACTGCGGGCACCCCCTTACGGAGACGACCAGCGAGGACAACGAGTTCGCCTACGACGCGTCGATCACGAAATGCCACGCCTGTCTCGCGGGCGCCCGCCGGGTGGCCGCACACCAGGAAAACGGCGGCAAAACCGACGGCCTCAAGGTGTCCGTGTTCCGAAGGGAGCCGTGAGATGGCAGGCATCGACGTGCTCGGGCTGAACGCCGTGGTCGCCGATCTGGAGGCCTTCCCGGTACGGCTGCTGGTCAACACCCGCAAGGCCGTCCAGGTCACCAGCCAGAAGGTCCGGGACGACGCCCGCAACCGCATCAAGGGCCACAAGTACCTTCCGGCCTATCCCTACAGCATCACCTACAGCACGAAGATCACCCTCGAGGGAGTCGAGGGCGAGATCGGCCCCGACAAGGGCCGGGCGCAGGGCCCGCTCGGAAACATCATCGAGTACGGCACCAGCAAGAACGCCCCCCTCCCGCACCTCGGCCCCGCACTGGATGCGAACGCCGAAGACCTGGTCACCGGCATCGACATCGCCATCCGGCAGGCCATGACCTGAGCACCACGCACCACTTCAAGGACAGGGACCCCATGACAACCAGAACAACGAGCACAAGCAGGAAGCCGCCCGCGCGCCGGGCCGCGAAGCCGGCGCTGACGTTCGGCGACATCCGCGCCAAGATCCAGCGCCCGCGCCGTCACGTCGACATGGTCATGGACGCCGAGGCGTCCGCCGAGATCGGCGCCCTCGAGGAGCTCCTGGAGCGGGCCCAGCGGCACGACGAGGTCAACAGCACGGAGACTGCCCGCGATGTCGCGAAGCGTCTCGTAGACGTGGAGGCGCAGGCTGAGGCGTCGCGGGTGCGGTTCGTCCTCGAGGCCGTCCCGCACCGCCTCTACCAAAAGCTCCAGCTGGAGAACCCGCCGACGAAGGAGCAGATCGAAGCCGCAGCCAAGCGAGGCGGCAGCGAAGAGCCTCCCTTCGACCCGGACGCGTTCGCGCCGGTCCTCGTCGAAGCCCAGCTCGTCGAGCCCAAGCCGGAAACGCCGGAGGAGTTCGCCGCGTTCTGGGACGACATCTCCGACGGCCAGCTGTCGCTGCTGTGGAACACCGCGCTGAACGTCCAGTTCCAAACCGGCGAGCTCGGGCCGCCGTCACAGGCCGCGGCCGACGTACTGCGCTCCTTCGGACTGTCCACCAGTTGACCTGAACCACTGCTCCTGCTCAACAACTGAAGATCGGGGGCAGCCGTGACCGACCGTACTGTCCGCGTCCGGGTCATCGCTGAACTCCCGGGTGTCGCCGCAGCGATGACCGGGGGAGCAGCGTCCATCACCGCCGTCGGGGAGGCCGCGGCGGTCGCCGGGCGTGGGGTGCGGGCGCTGGGCGCCGACGCAGCAGCAGCCCGCGCAGGCATGACGGCGCTCGGCGCTGGGGCCCGGGGCGGCGCGGCAGGAGTCCGCGAGGGAGAGGCCGCCGCTCTGGCCGCCGGGCGCGGGGTGCGTGCAGTACGCGACGAGGCCGCCGCGGCGCCGGGCGTGTTCGGCCGGCTGGGGAGCGCGGCCCGCGACGGCATGGGCCACGTCCGTTCCGGTGTCGAGTCGGTCATCGGCCCGGTCAAGCACCTCGGCGCCCTCCTTGCGGGTGGGGCGATCCTGTACGGCCTGCACGACATCGTCCATGCGGGTAATGAGTACACGGACTCGATGAACAAGTTCCTCGAGGTCACCCGGGCCTCGGGGGCGCAGATGTCGGCGGCCGGGCGGGAAGCCCAGGTGCTCGGCGCCGACATGAAACTCCCCAGTGCGAACGCTGCGGAGGCCGCGGACGCGATGGTGGAGCTCGCGAAGGCGGGCCTGTCCGCGCAGGACGCCATCAAGGCCGCCCGGGGCACGATCCAGCTGTCGGCGGCTGCCCGCACCGACGTCGCTACGGCGGCGAAGATCGAGGGCGACGTCATGGACCAGTTCGCCCTCAAGTCCACCGAAGCCACCCACGTCGCCGACGTCCTCGCCAACACCGCGAACAGCGCCAGCGGCGAACTCATGGACATCTACTACGCCATGAAGTACGTGGGCCCCATCGCCCACACCATGGGCGTCTCCATCAAGGACACCGCGACCGCGGTCGGTCTGCTCGGAAAGTCCGGCATCATCGGCGAGACCGCGGGCACCGCGCTGCGGTCGGCGCTGGTGAACATGTCGAAGCCGACCACACAGGCCAAGAAGGGCTTGCAGGAACTCGGCATCGAGGCGTTCGACTCGCAGGGCCGGTTCAAGGGCCTGCAGTACGTCATCACCCAGCTCGGTGCCGCCCAGGAGCACATGTCGACGCAGCAGTTCACCGCCGCGAGTGCGATGGCGTTCGGCAAGCCCGCGCTGGCGGCCATGGTGGCCCTTGCGCACCAGGGCGGCACCGCCTTTCAGCAGTTCGGCGTGCAGGTCGGCCGCGTCGGCGGGGCCGCAGCGCTGGCCGCCGCCGAGAGCAAGGGCCTGGGCGGCGCCATGCGCGGCCTCGGCAAGCAACTCCAGAGCGCGTTCCTGCAGGTGTACCTGGGGGTCTCGCCTGCCCTCGAGGGCATCACCCGCAAAATGTCGCAGGGCGTCTCGGACGCCATCCCGTACATCAAGGATGGCATCCGCATCGCCGGGGACCTGTGGGACATCTACGGGCCCACGGTCGAGGCGAAGCTGCGCGCCGCAGGCAGCGGGATCGCGCGCGCCGCCCAGGATCTCACCACCCCCGTGAAGGCGGCGCTGACGTCGACGGCGGTCGCGGCGGCCCCGCTGGCAATCGCCTCCATCCACTCCCTCGGCCAGGCCCTGGACAACGCGGGCGCGGCAGCCCAGCCGCTGCTCGGTGGCCTGCACACCATGGTGTCGTCCGTCTCCTCGGGGGCGGGTGCCCTTGGCGTGCTCACCGGCCGCCTCCAGGTCGGTGTCGGCCTGTTCGGCGACATGACCGGAGTCCTGCGGCCGATCGGTGAACTGGTCGGCGGCCTCGCGCACGCGTTCGCCGCGCTGCCGGGGCCGATTCAGCTGTCCGTGCTGTCGATGCTGGCGATGCGCCCGTTCCGGGGGCAGATCCAGGGCATGCAGAGCGCGGTCGCCGACTTCGGCCGGGCTGGTATCAATGCGTTCCGCGGGATCGGCGACGCGAGCCTGTATCAGCGGGTGCAGGCCGCGAACGCCGGTGTCACGCTCGGCCGGTTCGGCGGCCTCATGGCCGAACTGGAGCAGCGCAGCCCGACCATCGCGGCGATGGGCACCAGTTTCCGCAGCGCCTCCGCCGGGATCCAGGAGGCCGGCGGCCGCCTGTCCGGGTTCCGGGCTGCGGCGGGCGGGGCGATGGCGGCGATCGGCACGGGTGCCGGGCGTGGCCTGATGGGCGCGGCACGTGGCCTGTGGGCGTTCCTCGGCGGGCCGTGGGGTGTCGCCCTCGGCGCCGCCATGATCGGCCTTGATCTGCTGGCGAAGAAGCAGCAGGAGGCCGCCGCAGCGGCGGCCGCACACCAGCAGCGGATCTCCAGCCTCACCCAGGCGCTCCAGCAGTCCGCCGGCGTGGCAGACGGCAGTGTCCGGGCCGCAGCCGTGCAGACCCTCGCGGACGCGAAACTCAAGGACGGCAAGACGCAGCTACTGGACGTCATGCACGAGGCGGGTGTCGGCACCACCCAGCTCACGGACGCCTATCTGGGGCAGGGCACGAGCGTTGACGCCTTGCGGACGAAACTCCTTGCTGCCGCCAACGCCAACAAAGAGTGGGTGACGGTCGGCAAGATGGGCAAGGAGCGGGTGTTCACCCCGCTCGGACAGTCCTACAAGGACGCCGCAGATGCCCTCGGAGGCCTGTCCGGCGAGTTCGACACGGCCCGGAAGAAGCAGCAGGACCTGGCCGACGCCGTGAAGGGCTCCGGGGCGGCCGCCCTGGATGCGACCGACCCGACGGGGCGGCTGCAGACCGCCATCAAGACCCTCGGCGACAGCGCTTCCGACGCGGACACGAAGGCCACCGCCCTGCACACCGCATTGGACCTGCTCTCGGGCGGCGAACTGGACGTTCAGGCTGCGGTGGCGCAGATGAACTCCGCGATCCTCGACCTCAACAGCAGCTACAAGGACGGCGCCGACAAGTCCAAGGGCTACGGCAAAGCCCTCCTCCAGGTCGACGGATCACTCAACACGACCTCGGAGAACGGCCAGAGCCTGTGGAACAAACTGCAGGCCCTCAACGAGCAGACCGCGTCCGCCGCGCAGTCGACCTACGACTTCGCGCGGGCCAACGGCACCGGTGTGGTGCCTGCCCTTCAGCAGGCCGAGGCGCGCATGGAAACGGCCTACCAGGCTGCGGTCAAGGCGGGCCAGGCCTTCGGACTCACCGCGGACCAGGCCAAGGAGCTGGCCGCGCAGATGGGGTTCATCCCCAGCAGCCTGGCCATCACCATGTCCACGCCGGGCCTGTCGGACACGCAAAAGCAACTGCTGTACGTACAGGGCCTGGCCGGGCACATGCCGAAGGGCAGCGTCATCAAGGTGTCCGCGCTGACCAAGGACGCCCTGAAGGACATCGAGTCCGTCGGCTTCAAGGTCAAGACACTGCCCGGCGGACGCCAGATGGAGATCACCGCCCCGACCGGCAAGGCCGCCGCTGCCCTGGATGCGCTGATCGCGATGAAGCTGCCCGGCAAGTCGGTCGCCGTGACGGCGCTGACCGGCAAGGCCCTCACCGACCTGCAGAACGTGCAGAACAAGGTCGCGGCCACGCACGGCAAGTCCGTCACCATGTCCGCGCTCACCAAGGACGCCGAGGGGGCGCTGACCGCGCTCGGCTTCCACATCTCCCGCACGCACGGCAAGCAGGTCACCATCACCCTGCCGACCGGCGGCCCGATCTCCGCCGCGCAGGCCATCCAGCGCTACATCGACTCCCTGCACGGCAAGACGGTCACCGTCACCACCTACTACCAGCAGGTCCGCAACAAAGGCTATTCCGGTAACTCGGCCACCGGAGGTCATGCCCAGGGTGGTCTCATCCGCCGCTACGCCGACGGCGGGAACGTGCAGTACATCCCGTTCGGCGGCCCGGTCGCCGGGCCCGGCACGGGCACCTCGGACAGCATCCCGGCGCTCATCTCCAACGGCGAGTACGTCATCAAGGCGGCGGCCGTCCAGAAGTACGGCGTGGCCATGTTCGACCAGCTCAACGCCCAGCGGTACGCATCCGGAGGCCTCGCCGGCTTCACCTACACGCCGAGCGGCCAGCCGGTCCTCGGCGGCCCCTCGGACGCCAAGACCCGTTACGACAACGCTGTTCAGGCCCTCAAGGATGCGTGGAACACCCTCAACTCGGCACTGAAGGCGCAAACGAAGGCGGTCAACGACCTCAACGCCGCGGAGAAGAACCTGGCCAGGGTGCGTCACGAGCACCACACCGCGGCCCAGCTACGGGCGGCCGAGGAGCGCGTTGACAAGGCCAGGGGGGCGAAGAAGGCTGCGGACAAGACGGTCAGCAAGGACCGGCAGCACGTCTACGACGCGGACAAGGCCCTCGGTGTGAAGAAGGGAGCGAAGGCACCCACCGGGTTCGACTTGGCCGCCTACGAGAAGCAGCTCAACGCGAGTGTCGCGGCGACGGACAAGTGGCGCGGCAACCTCGCGAAAATCTCCAAGCGGGGTGGCGCCGAAGTCGAGTCGCTCCTGGAGGGCATGGGCCAGGACGGCTACGCCCTCGTCAACTCGCTGGCCGGGGCCTCGGACAAGCAGTTCAAGGACATCGTCAAGAAGCTGCAGAAGACCGGTGACACCGCCAAGGCGACACTGAAGGACTTCGACAAGCAACTGAACGCCTCCACCCAGCAGAACCAGCAGTTCGCCGCCGACCTGCAAAAGCTCGCAGCGGAAGGCTACGGCGACCTCGCCCAGGCCCTGGCCGCGCAGGGCGACTCCAACGCGATGGCCGTCGCCCACCAAGCCGCCACCGGCTCAGCCAAGGACGCGGCCACCGCCAACAAGGCCGTCTCCACCGCGCAGAACACGCTCACCGGCGACGACCTCGCCAACAGCCTGACCCTGCTGTCCACCCTGCGAGGAGGCACCGGCCGCGGCTACGCGGACCTGATCGCCGCAGGCCTGACCACCGACGTCATCAAGGCCCTGGTGCCGAAGATGACCAAGCAGATCAGTGCGCTGCCCGCCGCGAACAAGGACACCTTCGTGCGGCAGTGGGTTGCGCAGGGCGGGCAGCCGATGGCGCTCGGCGACATCCTCACCCAGCCCACCCCGGTCCTCGCCGGGGAAGCCGGCGTACCCGAGGCGTTCATCCCGCTCACGCGTACCGCCCGCAGCCGGTCCCTGCTCGCCGCCTCGGCGGCAGCACTCGGCTACCACCTGGTGCCGGCCAGCCGGTACGCCAGCAGCGGCTACTCCGGCCAGTGGATGGGAGGTCGCGGCGACCGCATCACCAACATCACCCTCAACGGCGCCAAGCAGACCGCGGTCGAACAGGCCGCCGACATTGCCCGCCACGTGAACTTCGTGGGCTGAAAGGGGGTGGGTGATGCCTGCAGGGATTCCCGGAACGGATCTCGGCGGCCTCCGGGTAGACCTCGGCGCCATCCCGCTCGGCGGAGTGGACACGGCCGGGGTCTCCTGGTCGCTCCAGTCCCTTGAGGGCTGGGACAGCCCCGACGTCCGGTCCGAGTACACCGAGCGGGAGGCCGACCACGGCGCATGGGCGTCGCCTGTGTACTACGGGGCTCGCCCGATCACGCTGGCCGGGACGGTGATCGCCCCGGACCGGATGACCCTGGAGAATGCCCTGGAGCAGCTGCGGTCCGCGGCTGCGCTCACGGACACCACACTGGTGGTCTACGACCTGGCGACTCCGAAACAAGCCGCCGTGCGCCGGTCGGGCAAGCCGCTGTTCGCCTACGTGACGGACCGGATCGCCACCTACAGCGTGATGGTGACCGCAGCGGATCCGCGCCGCTACAGCACCACCCTGCTGTCCGGCAGCACCGGGCTCCCGTCCGTCACGGGCGGCCTCACCCTGCCCGCCACCACCCCGTGGACGCTGTCCGCGACCACGGTGGCCGGGGAGGTCGACGCCACGAACATCGGCACGTTCGAAACCCGGCCCGTCCTCACCATCACCGGCCCGGTCGTCGCGCCGGTAATCCAGGCGCAGATGCCGGACGGCAGCGTCCGCATCCTCACCTTCACCCAGGACCTCGCCTCCGGCGACGTCCTGGTCATCGACACCGACGCCCACACGGTGATCCTCAACGGCAGCGCCTCAAGACGGCGCTTCCTCACCGTTCCGTCCGGCTGGCCCACCATCCCCGCCGGGTCGGTGGTCCGCTACCTGTTCACGTCCACCTCATACAACGCGACCGCGACCCTGAGCGTCTCCTGGCGCTCGGCCTGGCAGTAAAGGGAGGCCGCCATGGCGGAAGCCACACCGAAATGGATCGACAGCCTCTCCTACGCCGCGCTGAGCCTGCGCCGCGGCGACATCATCACCGGCATGCACGACGGAACAGCGCTCGGCGTCCGCGCCGGCGCCCGCCCAGGCGGCAGCGGCCTCAACGTCACCCTCGCCGGATCCACGATCACCGTGACGACCGGGGTCGCGGACGTGCAGTACCTGTCCGGGCAAGGCGTCTACCGGGCATGCCTGTCCGCCGCCGCAACCCTGACACTGACTGCAGCGCACGCCACCCTCGACCGGATCGACCTGGTCTATTTGAGGGTGTGGGACAACAGCGTGGACGCGTCCGGCCTCAACCAGGCCGACGCCGTCTACCTCGCCGGCACCCCCTCATCCACGCCGGTCGCACCGACCCCGGCAGGCACGCAGATCTACATCCCGCTCGCCACGATCACCGTGCCGCACTCCGGCAGCGGATCCCCGTCCGTGTCCACCGCGGTACTCAACTACACGGTCGCCCCGGGCGGCATCCTTCCCTCCTCCAGCGCGCCCAGCACGCCGTACACCGGGCAGTACTACGACAACGGCACCAACCTGCTCAGGTACAACGGCAGCACCTGGGACACCTACCAGAAGATGACGGGCGCCTGGACGTCGTGGACGCCCACCTGGTCGACGACGACCGGCAGCCACCTGCCCTCCTTCGGCAACGCCACCGTGGACTGCCGCTACAGCAAACTGGGCCGCACGGTCCTGTACACCATGAACATCACCTTCGGGTCGACCACCAACTTCGGTTCCGGAGTGGTCGGCGCCGACAACTGGATCTTCTCGCTGCCCTTCACAGCGGCCGTCGCCAACTACCCGATCGGCACCACGGCCTTCGCACCCGGCACCAGCAAAGGCGCCATCGGTATCGCGCAGACCTCCGCTGACGGCCTCACTCTCCAGCTGTACATGGCCGGCGCCACCGCGGCCGGTGCCGCCGTGGCCTCCGGCATCGCCGACTCCATCTCCCCATACACGTGGGCGTCCGGCGACCGATTCACCGTCACCGGCCAGTACGAGGCCACGACGTGACCCTCGGCCCCTACCGGATGGCCTGGTACGGCTGCGATCTGAAGACCGGCGGCGTCGTCGAAGACATCCGCTCCCTCAAACCCACAGGCGCCCTCACCCGGAAACTGGGCGACTCCACGACCCTGCAGTTCGAACTCAACCTGGCGGGCGCACCAAGCGAATGGGATGCCGCAACGGCCCCCGGCCGCAGCCTGCTCGTCGCAGTGGACACGGCAACCGACACCCCGATCTGGGCCGGGGCCGTCCTGACCCGCGACGGCGGCAGCACCGAGACCGTCCAGCTGGGGGCCGCCACCCTGGAGCTCTACCTGGACAGACGCTACCCCGGCACCCAAACCCTGATCGGCACCGACCAGGCGGCAGTCATCACCGCACTCGTCACACCAGCCCTGACCAGCGGGCCACCGATCATCCTCGACGCCCCCAGTACGGGCACCACCATGACCTACCTGACCGACAACGGCGACGACAAGACGATCCTGTCGTGCCTCAAGGAGATCATGGCCTTGGAGGGCGGACCGGAATGGACCATCGACACGGTATGGAATGCCAGCCACAGCGGTTTCCAGTTTCCCCTACGCGTCCGCCCGGCTATCGGCACCCAGGCCTCAACTCCCGAGGGCACGTTCGACTTCCCGGGCTGCGTCGACAGCTACACCCTGTCGGAGTCCTACGAGGACGGGAAAGGCGCCACCGTCGTCATCGCCCGCGGCGAAGGCGAGGGCTCCTCCCGGCTCACCTCGACCGCACACACGGCGACAGCTCTGGTCGCAGGCGGCTGGCCGCTCTGGGAATACCGCTACACCCCAGCAACGGGTCTCACCGACCCCGACCAGCTGGAATCACACGCAGCACAAACCCTCGCCCTCATGCAGCAGGGCGCCCAGGTGTGGGCGATCGAAGCCGTCGCGTCCCGAGCCCCCCGGCTGAACTGGGACTGGTTCCTCGGGGACACCCTCCGGCTCGCCGTGGACACCTCACCCCGGCATCCAGACGGCGCAGACATCATCGCCCGCTGCTGGTCGTGGGAACTCGATCCAACCGCAGACCGGGTCCGCCCCATCCTCGTAGAGGAGAACTAATGGCCCGCCAACTGGACCAACTCCCCGCGGACACAACAACCCTGGCCCGCAAGGTCGCCGCCCTGGAACGGCAGGTGAAAGAACTACGGGCCGCCCGCAGGCTGACATCCGCCACGGTCGGCCTGCTCCAGACCGCGCCGGACGGATCCCGGATCGTGCTCAGCCAGGAGAGCAAGTCGCTGCAGATCTACGACACCGACGGCACCACACTGCTGGCAGAACTCGGCCCGGAAGACAGCGGAGGCGGAGGCGGCCTCTGGACCAGAGGGCTGCAGGACCCGAACAACTTCTCCGCCTACCTGGCCTCCGGGATCCTCCAGTTCCGACCCGTCCAGAACGGGCTCGTCCAGGTCCCGGCCGGCCTCAGCTACGACACCGACGCTTTCCAATACAGCGACTTCACCCTGACATCGGGGTCGGTCGGCGCAACCGACCACCGGGCCCTGATGATCCTGGAGTCCGTCTACGCCGGGCAGACCCCGTACATCTACGTGCAGGGCGAGACCAGCACCCAGTGCAACTTCGACGTCCTCGGCGTCATGACCTCCTCGAACTGGTCATACGGGCAGGTCACCATCAACCCGTCCGCAGCGAACACCCCGACATCGCTCGCTGTCACCGGCCTGAGCCTGGCGGGCTCCACCTTCTACGCCTACGCAACCGCGCAGACCGGCGCCCCGGGGACCAACGTGACCGGCGTCGGCGTCACCGCCATCACCTCCACCGGCCTGACCGTGTGGGTCACCCGCACCAACACCACCGCAACCGTCATCAACTGGATGGTCATCGGACTATGAGCGACGTGACGTTCCAACCGGCCCTCTACTACGCGGTCACCGCCCGCGACAACAACGAGGCCTGCCCCAACTTCGACAAGACCTTCGAGGTCAACCCCTTCTACTCCAACGCCGGCACCAACTGCTACGTCCAGTGCGGCCTGTGCCACCAGAACATGGAGATCCTCACCGCGACTCTCCTCGACCCCCAGCCCGAAGTCTCCTGACCGGCTCCGGCTGGCGAAACCTTCCACCCAAGGCCCCCGCAACGGGGGCCTTTCCCATGCCCGGGAGGGCACTTGACCATCAGGTTCCGTGGCGGGAAGCGTCCCGCCCCACCCCCTCGGGCGCCGCGGCGGCGGGAGGACTACGTCACGCCGGAACTTCCGGCGCCCCCCGCCAGCGTGGACTGGCAGGCCCCCGTCGACGCAGCGGGCTGGCCCATGTACGGCAACGACGAGATCGGCGACTGCACGTTCGCTGAGATCGGCCACCACATCGAACTCATCACCAAGGCGTCCACCGGCACCGCCGTCCAGGTGACCGACACCGCGGTCCTCACCGGCTACGAGGCCGTCTCCGGCTACAAGCCGGGCGACCCCTCCACCGATGTCGGCTGCCGCATCGCGGACGTCATGGGCTACTGGATGCGGACCGGCGTCGGCGGACACAAGATCCTCGCCTACGCGTCCATCCACCCCAGCAACACCACCCTCGTCAAGCAGGCCATCGCCCTGTTCGGCGGTGTGTCGATCGGCATGAACGTGCCGCAGTCCGCCGAGGACCAGTTCAACGCGGGCAAGCCGTGGGACTACGTACGCGGCTCGCGCAGCCTCGGCGGCCACTGCGTCCTCCTCGGTGCGTTCGGCCCCGGCATATGGAAGGTCATCACCTGGGGTGCCGAGCAGGGGATGACGCAGGCGTTCTACCAGCACGAGGTCGACGAGATCTATCTGCCGGTCACCGCCGAGTGGTTCAAGGACGGCAAGTCTCCGACCGGCATCGACATGCGCACCATGGGCGAGGACTACGCCGGCCTCACCGGCGATCCGAACCCCTTCGCCAACGTGCCACCCACCCCCACCCCCACGCCCGCCGACCCGGACCTGGCGTTCGCGGCCGCTGCTCACACGTGGCTCGAAGCGAAGGGAATGTGACCATGGTCGACCTGTGGATGCCGGGCGCGGCTCGGCACTCGCTCGGGAACACCGGCGCGATGAACGGCGGCCCCGCCCGCGCGGTGTGGCACATCACCTCGAACGCCAAAGACTGGACGTTCGCCAACGAACTGGGCTGGTTCACCGGCGGCGGCGCCGACGTCGCCCCCCACCTGCTGTGGGATCCGTTCACCGGCGAGATAGCCCAGATGTTCCCCGCGGACTCCCGCAGTCTGTCGTTGCAGAACGCGGGCACCGTGAAGACGAACCGCACCGGCACGCACTGCATCCAGATCGAGACCGTCTTCACCGAGGGCGAGACCGTCGGCGGCAAGAAGTACGCGACCGTCCGTGACACCCCGTGCAAGGGCCTCGACGGCATCATGACGTGGCTGCGCAGCCTCGGCGTCCCGGACGCGTGGCCCGGCGGTGCGCCCACAGCGTTCGCCCGCGACACCGTCTCCCTGGACACCTGGCTGAAGCTGGGCGGTCACTACGGGCACAACCAGATCCCCGGCAACAGTCACGTCGACCCGGGCCCGATGCCGAACCTGTTCGCGGTCGGCCCCACCCCGGTCACCCCGACGCCGACCTACGAGCCGTTCCCGGGCGCCTCGTTCTTCACGGCGGGCCGCCGCAGCCCGATCATCGCGGCGATGCACAAGCGACTCGTCGCCGTCGGCTGCAACCACTACGTCAGCTCGGCCAACGCGGACGTGTGGGGCTCCGGCGACGTCGCCTCCTACGCAGCCTGGCAGCGACACCTCGGCTACACCGGCACGGACGCCAACGGCACCCCCGGCCCGACCTCGTGGGCAAAGCTCCACGTTCCCAACGTCTGACCCCTCCTGAACAAACTGGAGACCCTCATGAAGATCTTCGGCAGAGAGCCGGCCGCCGTGCTGGCCCTCGTCAGCATCCTCGTCAAGCTCGGCTCCGCGTACGTCTTCCACGCCACCGTGGAGCAGCAGGCCACCGTCAACACGGCCGCCGCGTGCGTCGTCGCCCTGGCGATCGCCATCATGGCCCATGACAGCATCGGCGCCGCTGTGTTCAACCTCGCGCAGGCCCTCATCGCCGCCGCCGTCGGCTTCGGCCTCAAGCTGGATGCCGACCACCAGGCACTGTGGCTGTCCGGCGTCTCCGTCGTGATCGGCCTGTGGTCGCGCACCCAGGTCACCGCACCGGTCGCCGCGACCGCCCCGAGTCGTCCGGGCCCGACTCCGGTGCAGAGCGTGGACTGACCCTGTTACCGAAACCCCCCACCGGAGCACGCCGTGGATGATCCGTCGAACGCGGAGCTCGGGCGGCTCATCCAGGCCCTGCGCGGCGACGTACGCGACGACATGGCACAGATCCAGTCTCGGCTCGACAGGCTGGTGAGCGCCGATGTGTACGCCGTGGAGAAAGCGGCCACCGCGAAGGACATCGCGGAGCTGGCGGTCGCCGTGCAACGCCTCGAGCAGAGACACGACCAGGACGTGAGGGCGATCAACGACCGGCGGGATCAGGACGCGAACCGTGTCACGCAGACCCGCCGCTGGATGGTGGCATCGGTGCTCATCCCGGTGCTCGGCCTTGTCCTGCCCGTCGTGCTGTTCATGGTCGGAGGAGGCAAGTAGTGAATCACCCGCGACCTGGCAGCCGGGTGGAAGCAGGCAAACGCCGCCGCCGGGGCAACGTGGTCGCTGCTGCGGCGATCGTCCTGGCCGCGGCAACGCTGGCGGCCGTGGTCACCGGATTCCTGCTGATGAACCAGGAACTGACGGCCGAGCAGCACCGCGGCGACCTCCTGGCGGCACAGGTCCGCTCCCTGGGCGCCACACCAGTCGTCGGCCCGCGCGGCTCCACCGGCTCTACCGGCGCGGCCGGCGTGGTCGGTCCGTCCGGACCGGCAGGACCGTCGGGCGCATCAGGGAAGCCGGGCAAGGCCGCCCCCACCATCACCCCCAGCCCCGGCCCGACCGGGCCTCCGGGACCATCCGGGTCAAGCATCGTCGGCCCGACCGGCGCCACCGGCCAGGACGGGGCGTCCGGGGCACCCGGGGCGCCCGGCAAGGACGGCAGTAACGGTTCACCACCGTCGTCGTGGACGTACACCGACCAGGACGGCAACGAGTACCGGTGCGAGCCGGTCGACAACTTCGACCCGGACAATCCCCGCTACCACTGCGTACAGACGTCCACCGCCAGCCCCACCGCCTCACCGAGCCCCAGCCCCAGCGACCAGTCAGCCCCGAGCACCACGCCGACGCCGCTGCTGCCCCTCGGCCTGAAACGCCGCACCTGACAGGCCCCGCCACCTCCTTCGGGAGGGGCGGGGCTCTTCGTCATGCCGGGCGCCGGGGGAACGTCGTACGGGATCGGCGCAACCATGAGAGATGTGACCGAACCTGCAAGCCGAAGTCCCCGGCCACCGATCCGCTGGTGGCCCGACGACAGCTCGGCACTCATCCTCGCCGCCTACGCACGCCGCAGGGACAAACGCGGCGACGTCTTCCGGCGCGCGCTGCGCATGCTCGCCATCGCCGACGGCATCCTCGACCCACGCGGCCGTATCCGCACCGATCGGGAAGCTGGCAAGCCCTGAAGCCTCCACGCCCGCGCGTACGTACGATGCGAGGGTGAGTACACCAGCCAGACCCAAGCCGCCCGCCCCGGAGTGCCCGCCCAACCTGATCGGCCCGTGCACCTCCTGCCAGCACCCCTGCCAGCGGTACGGGAACGGCGGGAGCCCGCTGTGCGTGCTGTGCCAGGCCGACCTCGAGACGTGGCGGGCCACCCAGGGGAAGGCCAAGCCCGGGCGCCCGTAGGCTCGGCGGATGCTGCTCTCCGACACCGACCTGCGTAAGGCGATCACCTCCGGCCGGCTCGGCGTCACCCCGTACGAAGAGGCGATGCTTCAGCCGGCGTCCATTGACGTCCGCCTCGACCGGTCCTTCCGCGTGTTCGAGAACCACCGGTGGACGCACATCGACCCCGCCCAGGAGCAGCCGGACCTGACCCGCCTGGTCGAACCAGCCGACGGGGAGCCGTTCGTGCTGCACCCGGGGGAGTTCGTCCTGGCGTCCACGTACGAGCTGGTGTCCATGCCGGACGACCTGGCCGCGCGGCTCGAGGGGAAGTCGTCGCTTGGGCGCCTGGGTTTGGTCACGCACTCCACCGCGGGGTTCATCGACCCCGGCTTCCAGGGCCACGTCACGCTTGAGCTCAGCAATCTCGCGACCCTCCCCATCAAGCTGTGGCCGGGTATGAAGGTGGGCCAGCTGGCTGTGTTCCAGATGACGGGCCCGGCAGAGTTCCCGTACGGCAGCGCGGTGCGCGGATCCCGGTATCAGGGGCAGCGGGGCCCGACCGCCTCGAGGTCCTGGCAGAACTTCCACCGCACCGCATTGATCGATTGATCTCCCCTT